AGATATACCTAGAACAGTATTCTTTTCAATATCAGTAGTAGCAAACAATCCTAAACCCTCAATATTAGAAGATTTAATTGTCAAACAATCAGGCAAAGGTCTATAATTTTTCATATAGACCTCTACCATTTACGCAGGGAGATTTAAACTTTTTTAATATTTAATTTTTCAATGTATTTTATTGAATCTGAAAGTGATTGTTCAATAGAATATGATTTATAATCACCACCTTGACATCTTCCTATAAAATCTTTAGGGCCATCAACCCACAAAAAAATCTCATAATCCCCTGATTCTAACTCACAAACCTTATATTCAATCTCATTATGCTCAACATAAACGATGTCTAATCCTTTTTTCCATCCTGTTACAACAGCCATTATATTATCCCTCCTCTTTCATTTTGTTTTTAACTTCTTGCATATGATTAATAAACTTCTTGTAGTAACCTCTTTGCAATTGTCTTGCCTCAATTTCCCAAGGTCTTTCACTATATGGAATATCTGACTGTCTTACTGGAGCATTGTCCATCCATCTTACTTTAAAGTTTAATCCACTTCTATCCCATCTGTATTGCAATTGGTTTTTAGCTTTTTGTCTTACATGAACCATTTCATGTGCTAAAGTTTCTAATTGTGCATGTAAGTCTTTTCTATTGTTTAGAACTATTCTAAACTTTCTTTGTCTTTTAGAACCTGTAATTGCCATATGACAAACTCCAAGAGTATTATGTTCTAGAGTAGTTTTTCTAACATCAACTTTTAAATTGATAAGATTTGCTAATCTTGTACCAAGAATCTCTCTTGCATAAAATTGTGATGCAATTAATAAGATACTAGCTTTACCTTGATCAAATTCGCCTCTAGGTAGTGAAACTCTTACTTTAAACTTCTTACCCATAATAATCCTCCACATTGTATTCTTCTTTGTTTAAAATTAAATTGATACCTGCATACTTTGTAAACTTGTTAGGTTTCATATGACCAGCATCAACAAGTGCAGTAACCACAAATAAAGTTGGTACTGTTAAAGCTAGTAAAATAAATATTGTCATTTAATCTCCTTTTTGTTATTCTTAATCTTACTCTATCAGCTAATAATAGTCAATAGTTTCTATTAATTATTATTAATTAAATTAGATAGGAAAGACAGTAGTTTTGCGTCAGTCCAGGAGGAACAAAAGGTAAACATGCAAAGAAAAGCAAAAAAAACTAAATTAGAAGATTTAAGTCGCTATGTTGGTGTGTGTATATATTGCAAAAAAGAAATATATTCAGATGATTCATTTGTCGCTTTAGTAAATACTTTAAATCCAATAACTCATAAATATGCACATTATCAATGCATGAAAGATGATGAAGATAATAGAAAAGAAGATAGTACATTTGAATGATACAACTATTGATTGACTAGTTATTAATTGATTAATTTTATTTGATATTGTAGAAGTTCGGTAAGAGTTCGGTTTAATAGCTTTTAATAATTTCTATGATAGAAAAAGAAACACAAGAATCCAATAAACATTATGAGTTTTATCTAGTGTATCAAAACATGGGATATAAACGAACATTAAAGAAAGTAGCTGAAGAAGTCCAATTAACTACTAGAGAAATAGAAAAGATTTCATCTAAATATGGATGGGTATCAAGAGTTAGTAAGTTTGATCAACAACAAGCACAGATAAGATATAATTCTATGAAAGCTGAAATGGAAGAAATGGGTAAAAGACAAGGAAGTCATGCCTTACAAATGACATATTCGTTAATAACTCCAGCACAAGAATTATTAAAAAGATTAAAAGAAAAAAAAGAATTAGACTTTGCAAACTTATCAGATGTAGAATTAGTTGCGATAGTTTCAAAGATAGCACATCCTTTTAAAATGCTTACAGAAGTAGAAAGAGTTGCTAAAGGAGGAATAACAAGGGATAACACAAATCAACAATTAAATATAGAAGATGAGTTCATCAAAAGAATCGGACAAGACCAAGAATCAGCCGACCTTGCAACTAGATTATTATCAAAAGTTAAAGATAGCGACTAGTCAACCTGGAGGTTTTGCTATGATGACAAGTAATTTTACTTGGCAGTTTCCAAAACATTTACAGTATTTAAACACAAAATTATTGCAAGTTGCGAGTGGTAAAATAAAAAGATTATTAATTAATATGCCACCTCAACATGGTAAGTCAGAGTTTACATCTAAATATTTTCCTGCATGGTATCTTGCAACACATCCTAGAAATAAATTAATATTAGCAAGTTATGAAACATCTTTCGCTACATCATGGGGCAGGAGAGCAAAAGAAGTATTTGATGAGTATGTTCCTAAAATGTATGGAGTTAAAAGAAATCCTGACATAAATGTTCAAGGTAACTGGGAAACAGAACAAGGTGGTTCAATGTATTGTGTTGGTGTAGGTGGTGGAATTACAGGTAGAGGTGCAAATGTATTTATTATTGACGATCCAGTAAAAAACAATGAACAAGCTATGAGTACAGTATATCGTGATAAAACATTAGATTGGTTTCAATCTGTTGCTACAACCAGATTAGCTCCTGAATCTTCTATTATAATTATTATGACAAGATGGCATGTAGATGATTTAGCAGGTAGGTTATTAAAACAAGCAGAATTAGATGGTGATAAGTGGGATGTAGTAAATCTACCAGCTTTAGCAGAACCACAGGACCCATTGGGTAGAGAAGTAGGTGAAGCATTATGGGAGTCTAGGTATTCTAAAAAGATATTAGAAGAAAGAAAAAGAGCAGTAGGTGATTTTTGGTGGTCAGCTATGTATCAGCAAAAACCTTTTATTAAAGGGGGTAAAGTATTTAAAGACCCAGTATTCTATGACAAATTACCTGAAGGAGGTAAAACAATTATTGCAGTTGATTTTGCTTATTCTACAAAAACTTATTCTGATTTTTCTGTTGCTGGTGTTGCTAAAATTTATGATAATAAAATATATATTCTTGATGTTTGGAGAGGACAAGTAGAAGCTACTCATTTTGCTAGTATATGTAAACAATACCAAGAAACCTATCAATCACCTATATATGCTTATATTGGAGGTACAGAAAAAGGTGTTGTTGATTTTATGATTAAAGAACATAACTTAAATATAATTTCACGACCTGCTAGAAATGATAAATTTGTAAGAGCACAACCTGTTGCATCTGCCTGGAATGATGGTAGAATACTTATTCCAAAGAATAAAAGTTTTACTAATATGTTCTTACAGGAGATTATGAGTTTTACAGGAGTAAGTGATTTACATGATGACCAAGTTGATGTTTTATCTACATTATATGATAACTTACAAACAACAAAGAAACCGTTATGGAGAGTTACATAGATGGCAACAATAATAGATAATATTAAAAATATTTTCGTAACAGAAAAAAAAGAAACACAAAAAAAAGAAGCTCCAGTTATTTATTATAATAATTTAGGAACAGATGTTACTTATAAAGCTAGATACGATCAGTTAGCTGAAGAGGGTTATCAACAAAACGCAATAGTATATAGATGTATTAATGAAATTGCAAATAGTGCAAGTAGAGTACAAATGAATTTATTTAGAGGTGATCAAGAATTAGATAATCACCCATTATTAGATTTACTTTATAATCCAAGTCCAATGTGTTCTAATGTAGAATTTTTCCAGGCACTATATGCTTATTTACAAATTTCAGGTAATAGTTATGTTCTTTCAGTTGGTGGAGATAGATCACCTCCTACAGAACTATACAATTTAAGACCAGATAGAATAAAGATACAAGCAGGTTCAAGAGCTATGCCTGTAGCTTATAACTATATTATAGGTGGTCAAACAGTAGATAGTTATGAGGTGGACCAAGCAACAGGTAATTCAAAAATAAAACATATTAAATTATTCAATCCATTAGATGATTTTTATGGAATGTCACCAATCATGTCAGCAAGTATTGATATAGACCAACATAACCTTGCAAATAAACATAATGTAAACTTATTACAAAATGGTGCAAGACCAAGTGGTGCAGTTGTATTTAAACCTAAAGATGAAACAGGCGCACAAATGCAATTAAGTGATGTACAAAGAAGTCAATTAGTAAATGATATAAATCAAAGATTTTCAGGAACTGGTAATGTAGGGAAACCAATGTTGTTAGAGGGTGATTTTGATTGGAAAGAAATGGGACTATCACCAAAAGATATGGACTTTGCAAGTTTAAAACATATGTCAGCAAAAGATATTGCATTAGTTTATGGTGTGCCAAGTCAAATTATTGGAATACCAGACTCACAAACTTATTCTAATTTTGCAGAAGCTAAACTTGCTCTATATAATGAAACAATTATTCCATTATTAGACAGAGTACAGTCAGATTTAAATGAATGGTTATCACCTCAATTTGGTGAAGATTTAGAATTAAGATATAACATAGACTCTATACCAGCTATGGCAGAACAAAGAAAAAGAGTATTTGAATCTGTTACACAAGGAGTACAAAATGGTATTCTTACAAGAAACGAAGCTAGAGAACAGATGGGTTATGAACCATTAGAGGGTGCAGATAGTTTACTTGTACCAGCAAACTTAATGCCTTTAAATATAGCAGGTGATGAAGAAACACCAAAAGATGAACCTGATACTAATCCAATGCAAGATGAACAAGAAGAACAACAACTACAAGAAGAAGAACAGGAACAGCTACAAATAGAAAACGAAATGGAAAGAACCGATGAAGAATTAGATGAAGTTGTTAAAGCTGAAAGCGATATTGATACAGTACCAACAGATGGTATGGTTTCAGAAGCTAAAAGAGGTTTAGATTGGAGGAAAGAGTTTGGTAGAGGTGGTACTATTATAGGTGCAACTAGAGCAAATCAGATAGTAAACAAAACGAAACTATCTCCAAGAACAGTAAGAAGAATGAACAGTTTTTTTGCTAGACATGAGGTAGATAAAAGAGCAGAGGGTTTTAGACCTGGTGAAAAAGGTTATCCATCCAATGGTAGAATAGCATGGTCATTATGGGGTGGTGATGCTGGTCAAACATGGGCAAAGAAAAAATCAGCACAACTAGATAGAGAAAGAGGAAAGTTTTTAGAAGAAGGAATTATAGAAGAAAAGCAAGTTACAGCCGCAGTTAAAAAAGGATTACAAAACAAAGTAGATAAACATAATGAAAAGCATGGTGATAAAAAAGGTAAAAGAGTTACTTTAAGAATGCTAACTGCTGTATTTAAAAGAGGAATAGGAGCTTACAGAACAAATCCAGGAAGTGTAAGACCTAGTGTAACAAGTGAAGAACAATGGGCATATGCAAGAGTTAATGCTTTTTTATATGCTGTTAGATCAGGGAGATTTAGAGGTGGTAAATTTGACCTAGACTTACTGCCAAGTGGACATCCACTTGCAACATAGGAGTACCAAGTGTCTAAATTAAAAGAAATAACATCAAGACTTTTTATAGAAAAAGATGATGATGATAATCATGAAGTTGTAATAAGAGTTGGTCCAGTTATAAATGAAATGGAAGCTGTTAATATAGCATCATATATTTATGTTACTCAAAATCTAGATGTTACAGAAATAATTAAACCTATTAACACAACTTTACATTAATGATTTATAACGCAAGACAACTTAAAATATTTAAAAATGTAAAAAGAAGAGAATGGGTTAGACAAAATAGATTAAGAGAACCTTATATCAAACAATTTACAGGTAGATTAAAAAATTACTTTAATAAATTAGGCAATGGATTAGCTGAAGATTTTAGCTTTGGTTCAACAATTATGTTAGAAATAAGACAGAATAATTCCTTTAATGAATTAGCGAATATTTTTAGAGTACAATACAGAGTCGTTGCAAATGCTTTTAAAAATAACATGCTTAACAGGGAACAAAATGTAAAAGACTTTGAAAGTGATTTTGAATTAGAATTAGAAAGATATATTAACGATAATGTTGGAACTCTTGTTGTTGGTATAAATGATGCTACAAAAGCTAAAATACAAAATGTAATAAATAATAGTTTTGGAAATGGTGAGGGTATAAATTCTACTGGTAATGAAATAAGAAATGCTATAATAGGAATGGGTGTACTTCGTGCAAATCTTATTGCAAGAACAGAGGTACATAGAACTGCTAGTTTTGCCAATGAAATGGTTGCAGAAAACATGGGTATAGCAGGTACTAGAAAAGAATGGGTTGCAGTAGCTGATGGTAGAACAAGAGCCACTCATATACAAGCAACAGGGCAACAAGTAGGTTTGGAAGAACCTTTTATTGTAGGTGGTGATCGGTTAAAATATCCAGGAGATCCAGCAGGTTCTCCAGGAGAAACTATAAATTGTCGTTGTGTATCTATTTACACGACGCCAGATTTCTTGTAGAGGTAGTATTATGGAAATATTAATAGGAATTATAATTGGAATCATTCTATGTAGATCAAATGATAAATATAAATGGTTCAATAATTGTTGTGATAAAATTATGAATAAAATTAAAGGAAAATAATGCCTTTAGTTAAACCAAGAGATAAAGAAAAACGAGAGGATTTTATGAGTAGGTGTATGTCAGATGATAAGACTACTTCTGAATATCCAAAAGCTACTCAAAGATTAGCAGT